ATTCAAACAATCATCAATGGGCTGAGCAATCTGAGATGGTGGCTACAAGAAGCTATCAATAAGTTCTGGGAACTTATTGGCGTAAGAAGCACTTGGAATTCAGGAAGCACCAGTGGTGGCGGTGGGGGCGGCGGAGGTGGAGGATTTGACGGAGATGATGATCATCCTCAGTGGTATCAGCATGGTGGTATTGTTACAAGCAAGACAAGAGCAATTCTTGGCGAGGCTGGACCAGAGGCTGTCATCCCATTGGTCCATGGAGCTGTTCCTGTCAGAATGATTGGTGCTGGTAGTCCTGGTATTACAGTTGTCATCAAAGACAACACCTTTGGTTCACCAGAGGATGCTAAGGAAGTTGCAGATATAGTGTCCAGAGAGATCCTTAGAAGACTTAGAGTACGTGGTGTCTCAGCAACAGGACGATTCTAATGACTACAGGCCTAGAAGTCGGTACTTACAATTCAACTACAGGCGAGATCGATTGGGAAAATCATTACCAGTTTACAGATATGCAGCAACTGGTGATCAATGACGGTCTTGGATCTGGCTCCGATAGCGCTTCTTGGAGCATGCGTTACCCTACAACGCATGTGACGGATGATGGAAAAGAACTGCCTCTTGGTGGACAGGTGTTCCGTATTTGGATAGAGGATGAAAAGCTATTTGAAGGTACGATAAGCAGTCCTGCCAACAGATGGTTCGGTGGTGGTGGGGCTATGGAGATTGCCTATAGCGGTGAGAGCTACGTCAGGTTACTTGACCGTCACTTAGTCGTAGGTAAAAGCAGACCAGAGGAACGTGCTAGGAGCCGCATACTATGGATACTAGGGGAATTCGCAGAAGACTTTACCGACCCAAGTCACATGAAACAGGGTCCTATTATCCCTGAAAGCGACTATGACTACGAGAAAGTATCCTCTGCTATAAGCAGTATAGCTAATCAGGTAAACTACCTTTGGTACGTTGACTATAACAAGAGAATACACTTCTTTGATATACTAGAACATGACGCACCAACAACTGCCATTAATATTGACGAAGACCCTTTCCCGTTTACACCTGGGACTCCAGGAGATATAGAGGTTATACATGACGCATCAGGTATTGCCAATGTAATTATCCTGAAAGATTTCAGCTCTATGGATAAGAACGTGTTTAGCGAAGTACAAATAGCTGATGGTGTGTCCACGTTCTTTAAGTTATCACTTCCCCCTTGGGATGTAGCACATACGAGAGTCTTTATTCAGCCAGAAGGGACTAATCCAGAATGGAAAGAAAGAACAGTTATTGAAGACCCATTAGGAGTTGAAGGCGAAGCGGATATCCATGGACAAGAAGGAATGGCCTATCTGTGTACTTTTAACTGGGGAGTAAGGTTCCCGGATCGCGGATTCCTCGATTACGGGGATGACGGGATGGGTGACGGGTCTAAGGACACTGGCGGCAAACCTGGAGCGGGTGACAAAGTAAGAACAGACTACAATCCAGAAGTTCCAGAAAGAATAGTCGTAGTGTTCGACGAGGACTCAATAAGAGAGATGCAGCGCCGTCATGGTGGCAGCGGTGAACACCAAATGGTAATATCAGTATCAGACTTTCGTGTTGAAAGTGACAACCCCGTACTCGCTCTAGGAAACCTTATTCTCAGACGTAAGGCATGGCCTATAACACATGGTACGTTTATCACGAGAACACAGAACTATGGCGAGTGGCAACCAGGACAGACGTTTACCATTGTATCAGAGAAGAGGGATATCTTTGATGTAAGACAATGGGTAAGAAGTGACTACAATGACAAGGAACCTGTAAGAGTTTGGGTTGACAATGTTGACCGCGAGTTTGAGGTACACAATGACGGTATATGGGAAAGAAACAGGATATCATTTACTTCTCAGCCTTGGGAGGTGCCAGGTTAATGGGTAAGTTTATTATTCAGGGTGATGACAATAAATATGAAGTGGTAAACAACATTATCACAAATGAGGGACGTGATTCACTTACCAATGCTCTTCTTACGGACAGTGCTCCAGGATGGGGTTATATCGCGGTTGGTTCTGGTACTAGTACTCCCACGGTAAATGATACAGAATTAGGTATAGAGTTGTGTCGTCGTGCTACAACTGGCGTCCATTCACCCTCAGCTGGTATTGCCCGTTACCTGTGTGTGTTTACACCGCGAGAGGGAAATGGTCTGTGGAGAGAAATAGCTATCTTTGACTCACCCGAGATACGTGAGTACCTAAGCCAGTGTGACACAATAACAGGGTGGACATCTGATGGAACTTTGACATCAGAGCCAACTATCGTTCAGCAAAGCGCTGCATCTATAAAGTGTACAATGGCGGGAGGAACATCAGGTGATATAGCTTATGAAACATCAGCGCTTACTGATCCTATACCAGAACTAGAAAGTATACTTCAAACGGACTTCTTTCAATTCTGGTATAGGACGAACGTAGATACAGGAACGCTTACAGTAAGATTAGGGGTTGATTCGTCTAATTACTATCAATGGACCTGGACTCCAGGGGTTACAGACGAGTGGGCACACTTTCATAATACATTTGACAATGCGTCAGTGACAGGAACGCCAACTGGTGCCCCTCTAACTTATTTCAGGTTATCACGTACAGATCCATCTAACTCTATAGAGTATCTCGACGGTCTTAGTATCTTCCGAGAGAATGGTACAATGATGGCCAGGGGTGCAGTAGATGCAACAAAGGTTTATAATACAGTTAGAAATGTATACTATTCAATTAGACTTGTAATAGTAACTTAAACTTATAGGAGGATTATGGCCAGGGGAACTGAAGGGCTATCGGATTTAATCGCGGAGATATGGGATAGATCGCATCATATCTTTAGGACAGTTGCAGGGTCGAGTGCAATCCTGAGATGGCTGATACATGAGGACAGGCTGGAACTCGAAGAAGAGGAGGCGTTTGGTACGGACCAAGTGCCCCATCCTGCACTTTGGGCAGGAGAGGTGTTCAACGAGGATGAGAACATACGTTGGTCCGAGGGGGTGTGGAGCTAATGGCAAATTCAAGTGAAGTTACCGCAGGCGTGGATGCTGTAGCGGCATCAAACTACAATAACCTCCGCAAAGATATACTAGATATAAGTACAGGTCATGAGCATAGTGGTATAGCTGATGGTGGCAAGCAGCTTGACGGCAGTGTAGCTATACAATCAAACACTACACCACTGGCAGCAATGGCGAGTAGGACTAAAAAAATACTCCTGCCATGGAATGGAATACAGTGGAGTGATTATTCTGCGGACAAAGGGGCAGGGATGTCATGGAGATGGGGTATGTCAATGTATTCAGGTCGGGGAGTCTCGACTGTTTGGGCACACTGGATGGTTCCAGAAGACTTTGTAAGTGGTCTTTCTTTGACATGGATTGCCCTAATGTCAGGCACAAGTGGTCATGTTTATCGTTTTTACATGAGAGCCTATGGGCGTAGACTTGAGGGAGTTGATGCAGAATATGATGTTGAATGGGCTTATAATAATTATACAGATACAACAGATCAGCATACACTAACTGAAATTCATACAATCAGCTTGCCCTCAGCTGCAGCTGAGGATATTATTCATGTGGAAGCAAAAAGAGACAGTGCCCACGCAAGTGATACAGGTTATACGTTTGTTTCTTCTCCGGGCCTTATTGTAGAGTACACAGGCAGATAATTATGAAGAGAACTTTCCCTAAGTCTTTTCTAAGTGGAGCTGATAGTGAAAAGCCAAGTAGCGGTACGCTTGGACAGATCTATATCTCTACTGACCAAAAGCCACGCACTGTAAGTATATGGGATGGACAGCACTGGCAGCTAATTAGTGCCTCTGACTTTGACGATGGAGGTACTAAAGTTTTCTCTGGTGACGTTTTGCCTCAAGACCCTGATACTTATGATATAGGGTCTGGCGCAAGGCCGTGGAGAAAGGCTTACATCAACGAGATCTCCAGTGTNTCTTTCTCGGAAGAGACTGTGCAGCTTATTGGTGGATGGTTCATCATTCCTAAAGACGCAGGGACATTGGCGTCTCCTGTCTGGCCGCCCGATGAAGAGGCCGAAGAAGATGATACTATTGACTTCGGTAAAGCCATGACTGTTGGTGATTGGGTACTGATAAAATCAGAAGACTTTGAGGGCACTCTCAGGACTGAGTATATTGAGGTTAGCACACTTGTTGAAGGCACTACCTACAAAGTTACAAGAGATTTAGCAGATGCACATGATCCTAATCCTGTGTGGGGCCAAGGTACTCCCTTCCTCGTGCTTGGATCTGAGGGTGACGGGCGCATAGAACTTAATGCATACGATACACCTAGAATACAGATTATAGAGCAGGGTAATGCATACAATAGTATCACAGAGAGATTGAGGCAGGGCGACCTTAATGGTTGGGGGCCGTTTGTAACTCAGTCTTGGGGATGGGCTGTTGGCAACTACTCTGGTGGTGAGTATGCTTACTACTCCCCAACAACTGGTATGGTAATAAGTGGGGAGATTGCTGCTACTACAGGTACTATTGGTGGATGGGAGATCACTGCTACAGAAATAAAGAGTGTAGACGCGGGTGCTGGAATTGTTCTTGATTCAGACACTCCAAGCATTGAAGTAAGTGATGGTATTCGTACCAGGGTCTTCATTGGAGATGATGGCGATGACTACATAATTGAAGTCAAAAATGCATCAAATGAAGTCATCTTTAGTTCTAAAGATGCTGGCGCATCTTCCCCATCCCTTGCTGGATGGGAGATAGACAGTGAAAAGATAGCAAAAAATAATGTCACACTTCACAGTAATGGATATATATTACTAGGCACTGGAGAGAATATAGCTAGGCTTGATGCGGATAATGCTACATACCGTTTATGGATAGGAGGTGCTACAGATTCAGATGCTCCATTCAGTGTAACCAAAGAGGGAGCGATCAAATCAACATCGGGTGAAATTGGTGGATGGGATATTAATGAAAACAGTATTGCTTCTACTGATGACTCTATTGTTCTTGACCCAGTTACACCATCCATCTCGATTGGTGCTGCCACTGCTTACATGACGGGCATCGGTATCTGGATGGGAAAAG